TGGTTCTGCCCGGTCGAGGATCAAGGCGGGTGCGGCGCCGGGGGAGTTCGACCCGGCCGAAGACTTCTTGCGTGGCAGGGCGTAAGCGACCGGCGAAACCGCAGGACCCCGTCGAGGCGTACGCGAGGGCGGTTGTCGGCAACGAGCTGGTCACCGGCCGGCTGGTTCAACTCGCCTGCGAGCGCCACCTGCGCGACCTGGTTGATGGGCCGGCGCGGGGCCTGCGCTGGGATCCGTCGACCGCGCAGCGCGCGATCGACTTCTTTCCCGCCGTGCTGCGGCACAGCAAAGGCAAGTGGGCCAAGCAGCCAATCGTGCTGCTCGATTGGGAAGAGTTCTGCGTCGGGTCGGTGTTCGGCTGGAAGCTGGGCAACATCAGGCGATTCCGGACGGCGTTCGTCAGCACCGGGCGCAAGAACGGCAAATCGACGCTCGAAGCCGGCATCGGCCTCAAAGGTCTGATTGACGAAAACGAGCCCGGCGCGGAGATCTATTCGGCGGCGACGACGCGCGACCAGGCGCGGATCGTCTACACCGAAGCGGAGCGCATGCGGGCAGGATCGCCCGCGTTGCGCCGGCGGATCCAGAAGACCACCAACAATCTCGGGGTGGTTTCGACGGCTTCGTGGTTCCGGCCACTGTCGGCCGACACCTCGAAGATGGACGGCCTTAACGTGTTCATCGCCCTGGTCGACGAGCTGCACGAACACCCCAACGGCGAGGTGATCGAGAAGCTCGACACCGGCATGGGCGCGCGCGAGCAGCCGCTGATGTGGGAGACGACGACGGCCGGCGTGAACCGCCTGTCGATCTGTTACCAGCACTGGGATTTTTCGACCAAGGTTCTCGAAGGCGTCATCCCGGCCATCATCGCCGATCGGTGGTTCGCCTATATCGCCACGGCCGACGTCGGCGACGATTGGCAGGATGAGCTGGCCTGGCGGAAGGCCAACCCCTCGCTCGGGGCCGTCCTCAAGATCGAGGACCTCCGCGCAGAGGTTGCGCTCGCCCAGCAGATGCCGGCCCGACAGAACGCTATCCGGCGCCTGCGGCTGAATGAGTGGACCCAGCAGTTAGTGCGCTGGATCCCGCTGGACGTGTGGACGCGCGGCGCCGACGCGATCGATCCCGAGGCGCTGCGCGGGCGCAGATGCTTCGCCGCGCTCGACCTGGCGCGGATCAACGACCTGTCGTCCCTGGCGCTGCTCTTCCCCCCGGCCGAGCCCGGCGAACGCTGGAAAGTGCTCTGGCGCCATTGGTGTCCGGGGGATGACATCGAGATGCGGTCGAAGCGCGATCGCGCCCCCTATGAGGTGTGGCGCGACCAGGGGCACCTGATCGCGACCGAGGGCAACACCACCGATTTCAAGTTTGTCGAGAAGGCGATCCTCGACCTCGCCGCGGTCTACGACATCGTGGAGCTGGCGTTCGACCGCACGTTCGCCGGCGAGATCATCCGCAACCTGGCGGACGAAGGCATGACGCTGGTCGAGTTTGGCCAGGGCTTCCTCAGCATGGGGCCGGCCGCGGCCGAGTTCATGCGCAAGCTGCTGGCGGGCGAGTTGCAGCACGGCGGCGATCCGGTGGCCGACTGGTGCGCCTCGAACGTCTCGGTGCGCACCGATCCGGCGGGCAACGTCAAGCCGGACAAGGAACGATCCATCGAGCGCATCGACCCGATCGTGGCCGTGATTATGGCGGTCGGGCGGTCGCAGGCGGAACAAAACGGCCTCTATGGCGACGGCCGCGGGCTGCTGGTTGTCTGAGGTCAGGCCGCGACCGACCGGAGCCGCGCCGGCGGCGGGTGTTGGCGGTGAAATTCGGCGAGCCCGGCCAGCCACTGATCCACGTCGGCGGGGGCTTCCCCGCCAACACGCATCCAGCGGCGCACGGTGCCCTCGTCCCAGCCTAGCCGATCGGCTAGGCCACGTTGGGTCCAGCCGATCGCCTGAAGTGACTCGCGGCGTTCGGTGGGGCTCATCCACCGATCAGCTTGATAAATCCGGCGCCGGCGGCGAACAGTGCCGCGCCGGCACCGAGCAACGTGGCCGCGACGGTCCAGGGCAAAAACGCCCGGTCGCGGCCCAATTTCAGCGCCTCGGCATCGAGCTTGCGCTGCTCCGATACAAACTTGCGCGTTTCTTCCTGCGCCCGGTCGATCCGAGCGATTTGCTCGCGGAGGTCGAGCTGGGGAATCGGGATGTCGCTCATCGATCAGGCCTCCCGCCCCAGGTAGTCAATGGCGTCGCCCTCGGTAGCGAAAGCGCGCTGTGCGATGGCGTCTGTCCAGGGGCTGGCGAGATAGTCGGTGCGGCCACCCGGTGTCGGGCAAAAAACCATTCCGCAGTGGTGCGTACCACGATAGATCGATGCGGTAGCGTCGATTTCGTGGCGGATGGTGGTGATCTCGTTCATCGGGCATCTCCTCGATCTGCCGGGGTCAATTCCCTCGGCCATGTCCGCATTATGCGGAATTCTGCCCGGACTGTCAACAGTTATTTCCGCAATTTGCGGACTAATATAGACCGGAGCCCGCTCTCGCATGACGAATCTGATCAGCGTCGACCAGTTCCGGAAGGAGCTGCGGGAGAAGCGCGTCCCGTCGGGCGGTGTCTATCGGGTCGGCACCGAGCCTCCGGAGCTGACCTCCCAGGAGCGGACGCTGCGGTTTTGCTTCTCCGACGACGCCGTTGACCTGATGGGCGACACGATCGCCGCCGCCGGCTGGGACCTCGCGAATTTCCTGCGGAATCCGGTCGCGCTGTGGGCACACGACAGCTCGGCGCCGCCGATCGGCAGCGCAAGCAACGTCGGCGTCGAGGGCAACCGGCTGCTGGGCGATATCGCGTTCGCCCCGCTGGAAACCTACGCTTTCGCCGACACGATCTACCGGCTGTTGCTCGGCAAGTTCCTCCGCGCGGTGAGTGTCGGCTTTCTGCCGACCAAGCACCTGTTCGTGCAGGACGACCCCGCCCGCCCGTGGGGAATCGATTTCCTGGAGCAGAGCCTGCTGGAGATCAGCGTCTGCCCGGTACCGGCAAATCCGAACGCTCTGGCCGAGGCCCGGCGCAAAGGCATCGACACCCGCCCAGTGATGGAGTGGGCCGAGCGCACGCTCGATGGCGGCGGCAAGGTGATCCTGCCGCGCAAGGAATTGGAACGCTTACGCATTGCAGCAAAGGAACCGCCGATGACAGCCACCCGCACGCCTCGCTCGGGGTCGCCTCCGGGCGCCCGCAGCGGCGGCGCGAGCGAAGTTGATCCGACCACCGGCGGCGCACTGGTCGCCTCCTGCGGCCGCAAGTCCGAAGACGAGTGCGGCATGACCGATCCCTCGGAGTGCGCGATCCACGCCGGCGTCGACCCCAACGCGGTTGACGACGACAAACGATTCGCCGCCGCGCTGCGCCGGCTGATCGGGCACGGCAAGGCCGGTACCGCCGAATATCCGGGCAACGACGATCTGCCGCTGGCGCACGAGGACGCGATCCGCGTTGCGCACAAATGCCTGCGCACGTCGAAGGCTTTCATGGCCGAGGCGGCAAACCAGCACACCAAGGCGCTGAGTCTGTTGGATGGCGTGGTGGATGCGCTGGACACCGCTCCCGATACCGACCCCGACGCGGCACCGCCTACCGACCCCGACGCGCCGCCGCCGGCCGACAAGGCGGCGCAGCTCCGACGCGCCGCTGCGCTGCGCGCCAAACACCCCACGGCCTGACCCCGGAACGAGTCCGGGGCGCGCGCCGGGACGCCCCGTTTTCAATGGAAACAATTACACAATGAGCACACTGCTGTCGCTCCGCCGCGCCCTGGGCGCAGCGGTTGATGCGCTGCCGGCCCTCGCCGGCACGCCCGATTTCGCGGCCAAGGAGCTGGAGGTCGGGCAGTTGGAGCAACATATCGGCGAGCTCGAGCGCGCCGAGAAGTTCGCTGCCAAGCTGGCCCGCCCGGTCGGCGGCGTCCCGGGCACCGACAACGTGCTGGAGATCAATCCCTCCCAGCGCACCCTGTCGCAGATCCGCGGGATGGACCCGCGCGCCGGGAGGCTGCGCGGCTTCGATGATTATCTGAGCCTGGCGCGGAAGGGCCTGGATTTCACCCCGAACGCCGGCGCGCAGTTCCGCGGCTTCGGCGAGCAGCTCCAGGGCGTTTTCAAGCACTACATGAGCAAGGGGTCCGACACGGACCGGCGCCTGGTGCGGGCGCCGACCGGGGCCGGCGAGGTCGATCCGACCGGCGGCGGCTTCCTGGTGCAGGTCGATTTCGCTGCCGCAATATTTATGTTGGCCCACGATATGGGGGAGATCCTCAGCCGGGTGAACAAGCTGCCGATCAGCGCCAACGCGAACGGCATCAAAATTCCGGGCGTGGACGAGTCGAGCCGGGCGACCGGGTCCCGTTGGGGCGGCGTGGCGTCGAATTGGGTCGGCGAAGGCACGGCGGTCACCCCGTCGAAGCCGAAGTTCCGCACCGTCGAGTTCGACCTGAAAAAGCTCATGTCGGTGATGTACACCACCGACGAGCTGTTGCAGGATTCAACCGCGCTGACCTCGATCGCCTCGCAGGCGTTCTCGGAAGAAGTCATGTTCATGACCGAGGACGCGATCTACGAGGGCACCGGCGCCGGCATGCCGCTGGGGTTCATGAAAAGCCCCTGTCTGATTACCATTCCGAAGGTGACCGGGCAGGCCGAGGCAACGATCGTCAAAGAGAACATCGACCAGATGTGGGCGCGCTGCTGGGCGCGGTCGATCAAGAACGCGGCTTGGTTCATCAACCAAGACTGCATGCCGCAGCTCATGGCGATGAACCAGGCGGTCGGCACCGGCGGCCAGCTCGTCTACCTCGGCCCCGGCGGTTTGTCGGCAACGCCGTACTCGACCCTGTATGGCCGCGAGGTGGTGTGGACGGAGTACAGCTCCACCCTGGGTACGCCGGGCGATATCGTCCTCGCGGACCTGAGCCAGTACATGCTGGTGGACAAGAACGGCGTGCAGGCCGCGACCAGCATGCACGTCGCGTTCCTGACCGACGAGATGGTGTTCCGGATCACCTATCGAGTCGACGGCAAGCCGATGTGGTCCGTGCCGCTGACCCCGTTCAAGGGCACCAACACCAAGTCGCCGTTCATCGCGCTGGCGCAACGCTGATACCCCCGCGGAGCCGTCGGGCTCGGTCCGCCCGGCGGCGACCGCTGGACCCCTGCAAATTTGCACGACGGCGCGGTTCCCCACCGCGCCGGCTGCACGGGCCATCGGCCCGGGCGCAGCTCTTTCACATCGCCGCTCTGGGGGGCGGCAGGGAGATTTCAGACGATGGCTCGGCAATTCTCGATGCCCTACCAGATCCCGCCGGTTGCCCTGCTCGCGCCGGCGGCTGACTCGGCCGGGCGCACCAGCACCTTCCGCGACCTGGCAAATGCGCTCAAAGCCTACATCGTTTGCCATGTGAATCAGGGCAACGCCGCACAGGTCACCCTGTCGGTCCTGCAGGCTCAGGACGTGCTGGGCACCGGGTCGAAAGCGGCCGGCGTGGTACCGATCTGGCTGACCGCGGCAACCGCCACCAGCGACGCGCTCGCGGTCCAGACGGCGGCGGCGACCTTCCAGACTTCGGCGACGGTGGCGGACAAGATCGTCATCTTCGAGATCACGCCCGAGGCGTGCCTCGACATGGTGAACGGATTCCACACCATCGCGATCGAGACCAGTTCCTCGAATGCCGCGAACATCACTGAGGCAGAACTGTTCATCCTCGGGTCGTACCAGGGCGCGTCGGAGCCTTCGTCCTACGTCTAGACCGCATCGCGCTCGCCCGGGCCGCGTGCCCGGGCGGCGCGTTTTTGGTGGCGCACCTCCGGTGCGGTCGATCAGGAGATTTGCATGACAACGACGTCGAGATTCCATTCCGGCGTGCTCGGCTTTTCCGACACCGTCACATTCGAGTCTGTGTTGCCGGCCGCACCTATCGTCTTCTATGAGGACTTTCTCGGTCAGGCGTATGTCGCGGTTCCGGCGGCCGGCTCCGCCGTCGATGGCTGCCCGTTTGTCGCGAAGATCGTAGGCTCCGGGCCTCCGACGCTCGCTGGCGTCGCCAATGCCATCGGCGGACAGGTCGCGTGCGCCTTGGCCGCGACCAGCGAGAAAGAGGACGCGATCCTCTACTGGGGCGACAACCTCGCCCTCGACTGCACCAAGGGCCTTCTCTTCGAGACCCGCGGGCTGCTTTCGGTGACGCCGACCGGCGTCGCGCGCGCCGATTGGGGCGTCGCTTCAGTGTGGATCGACGGACCGGCGAACAACACCTGCTTTGCGATGTTCAGCGCGCAGGCGAGCGGCGCGGTGCTGGTGACCGCGTTCGATGGCGTGACGACAACCTCGATCGCCAGCGGCGTGACGGTCGGCACCACCGACTGGCACATCTACCGGATTGACCTCAGCAACCTTGCCGACGTTGCGTTCTACATCGACGGCGTTCGGGTGAATGCGGACAACACGATCAGCTTCGCCGCGACCGGGACCCTGGCCGTCCTGCAGCCCTACCTCGGTTGCTACAAGGCGAGCGGCACCGGGGTCGGCACGCTAACCACCGATTACGTGCGCACCTGGATGAACCGGCAGTAGCCGATGGGCCTCGGGCGACGCGCCCGAGGCCCCCGCGGTTTCGCTCTTTTGCACTGGGCAAGGTGTTAGCATGCTCTCAGCAGCCATTACGCTCAACCCGGCGACGATCGCGCTGGGCGCTGCGCTGTCCGGTCCCGTCCCGCTTGGCGCATTGACGCTGGTCGGGATCTCGATGCCTGCGGTTTGGACCGCGGCCCCGCTCACGTTTCAGATCTCGCCCGACGGTGGCACGACCTGGCAGGAGCTGTACGACGGCGCGGGCAACGAGGTGACGATCGAGGCCGGCGCGGGGCAG